CGTACCTATAATAGGCATGTAAACTGTTAAGTTATATTTATTTGAGTACGTGCTAACACACTCAAAAATCTCCTTATATATTTTAATAGTAGACGAGTCACAATGGTTAATGTTATATTTGTTGGCAATACATATGCCAAAATTAATGTTATTGTACCGGTAACAAATGGCATGATTTTTGATTGGTTTCTTAATATTGATGTCATAAGATGGGAACATTTGACGAAATGTTTTAGCTTGACCAGCACCATCCGTAAGCATATCATTGGCACAGTTAATGTATAAATGTTGTTCATCAATGGGCAACTCATTATAATTACAAATAACATGTCGGTCGATTATCAAACTTAAGTCTGAATCATGTATAGAATCTATTTTGTACGTGTCGAAAGAACGTATTGATGAGCTATCATCTCTATCGTCACTAATAACGACACTAATAGAATCTCCGGTAATAGTAGCATTGTCAACTGGATTGTTAACGTTGTCAGAATTTTTCTTAATCTCGACGGCAGGGTAAGGTGTCTCAGACATTTGCATGTTATCCACATATTTAGGATGTATTTCGTGATGAAAAGTTTTATAATCGCATTGGATAACAATATCTTGAAACTGTTTAACTTTAAATAACCAAATGCGATGAGTGGGCGATATAATTAATTCATCATTTTTATCAGCAAATAGTCTGAAAAAGTGGGTGCGTAACTCGTACCAAAAACCGTCGTTTTCTTTATATTTCTTAAGATGTTTAAACAACTGTGATATAGAGTGTGTTCTATCAGTGCGCATATTAGCACCAATAAAAAATAGTGAAATCAATACATTATTATATTCGTCAGGTGGGCATTCCCATGCTGTGCGAACAACTCTTTCACCGACTTGTAAACGTCGGTAGAGACCAGATGCCATAGTACTGAATTCATTGAATTTGTATGCCTCTTCTTGTTGCCTAGTAGCGTATGCAAGTAGTGTGAAAACAACATGGTGTGGAACAACAAAATGTTGTAACTCATCTTGATATTTCGTAAAGTTAGACGCAACTGCGTCTAGCATATTAGGCACTAGAACATTATGACCGGCAATCTTACTTATAGGAATGGTAACAGCAATTGGACCGCTGAAATCGCCAATAAAGTTAAGGTTAAGAATATGTAGAGGTCCATAAGTGCGGACAGTCTCACGAACGATTCTGCCTTTTGGGCCGGTGATTGTAGTAAATTTTGCCAGAAATTCCCAGTTTTTACGGGAATGTATGTACGGTATTGAAAAATCGCCCATAGTGAAGTACATATTGTCTCCATCAGATTTAATATTGAAATCTTTGTCAAAGATTGCTAATTTATTATCATACAATTGTAATGGGATGTATAAATATGCAACCATTTTGCGAATACCGTGTTTAATAAAAATATTATATAAATTATCAGGGGAAATATCATAAAGTGAGTGAACCGCAACGCAAATATCAGCGCGATATTCGCATTTTTCGGCACCTTTAGTGCAAATGGCACATCGGTACTTACTATTAATTGTAGCGTTTTTCAACTCACAAGCAGTAATATCTGCATGATTAGCATTAGTAGAAATAACTCTGTATGCTTCTCTGTTATTGTTGAGAAGGATACAGTTGTGGTCCGCGCCTATCTTTGGTCTAGTCGAATCCCCTATTGACATAGAACGTAAATCATTGGCTCTGGCATTGTCAATGATTTTCTTTGCATCATGGTTACAATACTCATTAATAACAGCGAGTACTGGGTGCGAAGATTGATTATAACGTGCTTGCTTAGAATCGTCTTGTATTACAATAAGAGGTTTAAAAATCTCTTGGACTCTATCAGCTTCGTCATCGGTCAAATCAACATGATGCCTGAAGGCGTTGGATAATTTGTTTTTTAAAAATGTTATGAACAACAGCAGCCGTGTCCAATTCCACGGTTGTGCGTTGTTCTTG